TCGCGTTCGTTCCTGCCTGCTGCTTGCTGAAGTGCATCACATTCGGATTTTCCGAGCTGACCGCAAACATTCTTTGACCAAATGTTCCAAGAACTGATGTTGCTGGCGGCGCAATGTTTTCTAAGACTCCGCCATTTACATAGAGATTCTCTTTGGCAACTAGCGCGGTGTCGTTGATTGATCCATTGTCAGCAAATGAAACGGTGTCCGTTGTTGTGTCGTTTGCTACAGTTCCAATCTTGTAGTACAGCGTGCCGAGCGTCACTGTCCGGTAAATTTCTATGGTGACGGCTGCATGGTCTGTGATTCGTAAAGTCGGAATCGTCAAAGTGTTGATTGAATTTCCGCCACCAGACGCGGCCTGTGTTACTGCAACCGAGGGCGCAGACCTGTGTATGTGTCCCTTGGCGTCTGTATATACATAGATGCACTTGTATCCGTAAGTGCCATCAGCCAGTGATCCACCGCTAGTCGCAGTGTTGCTGCTGACGTTCTCCGGAAAAATATGGAAACCTAATTCGTCAATGACTTGGCTGTCGTAGCTTGATAGGAATCCGCCACCAATTGCCAACACCTGACCCAGTTCTTTATTTAAGAATGTTCTGCCGCCGACAAAATCAGCTTTGATTCTTGCCAAGCCTTTTAAACCATAGACGTCATCATCGCGTGATTCCAATCTGGTTGTAACCTGGACAGGCAGCTCAAAGATTCCTGATGTGATGTTCGTAAATGACGTAGGCACTGGCCTTGTTGATAATGCACCAGCAAGACTCTGCTTGTATTTACCCAGGACCAAACCGCTGCTATCGATTAGGAAAAAAGTCGGTTGAAGGCTAGATTCATGAAGCACAAAAATGTAGGTCGTTCCACTATACAAAAAAGGGCGACTGACTAATCCGACGCTGCGCATGACGACCGACGCAGATCCAGTAGTGTTTGATGTTGTGTTGTAAACTCTGAGGTTCAATTTATGGTTATAAGTCGCGGCAGCACTGTGTTCATAGTAGACGTCCAGGTTGCCGGCAGAATTGTAAACCATGCCGATTCTCTTAATCTCTGTCGCATCTGAACTGGCAGTGTTTGCCGTCGTACTGAGGTCTGTGTCCAGTCTGTAAATTTTGAGGCCGCTGCTGTCGCTGTTTTTTGACACAGCAACATAAATATCTGTGGATGTTGCCTTGTCTGCGTAGATGCTAATTGCATCTTCCGGCTGCGTGGATATGGTAACGATATTAGGAAACCCATTTGCCAGTGTTCCCTGTCCCCCAGTATTAGTAATGTAGCAAACTTTCAAAGTGTTGCTGCTGTCAGCGTAGGCTAATACCGCGCTATTATCTGCTGTAGTATCATATTGATGAACATCAAAAATGCTAATGCCGGTGCTTATGTCTGATGCTACTGATTTTGCTGTAGCAAAACTTTGAGGATTATCAGTATTGATTTGCCTGGATTTAATGACACTGCCGGAAACGGTGTCAACATAGATGACGGTGAGGTTCTTTCCCTGTGCAACACAACGCGGCAGCGTGCCTGACGACGTTACCTGGACGTCTTCCAATATAATGACGTCATTGCCTGAGTCGACTACACTGGCGCGGATGCCGCCGCTGGTGTCTTCCCATGCATAAAGGATGATCCCATTAGACTCTGCCGAATCTACTGCTGACTGTTCGTTCTCATTTCTTATTAGATCCTGGCTCGTTGCGTCGACACTTCGGAAACCTCCGCGATCAACCCACTTCGTCAACCCTGATGCATAGCTATAAAGTTTGTTGCTGCCGAAAACGAGCAGCTCGTCTTCTAATGAGGTAAGTGCTTCGCCGGTTGGTAATGCCGTGCCGTCTAAAACTTCTGTGCCGAGCGCGTCGTAACCGTAGCGTTTTGTGATGGTAGATCCGCGAGTAAAAACACCATTTTCCAGTTCAACTAAATTAGAAGGGAGTACAAGTTTTTGATCTGTTTTAGTGTCAATTGATCCACTTAAATCAATCGGAACCAGTGCTTTCTCCAGTGCCATTTTCTTGATCGATCAATGCTTGTTTATAACCTAATAATCTTTGTTGCAAAGCGTAATATTCATTAATCTTGTTTTGAACTTTTACCAGTTCAGCATCGATCTCTTCTAGTGTTTTCATTCAGGTTTCGGATTGTCTGATTTGACTTTAGCGATACTGTCTTTCCACGTTGTTGTCCCATTTACTGAATCCCAATACTGCATATCTAGTTGGTCTTGAATACTTGGGTATTCCATTTGTCTGTTACGTTGATACTGGGTAGCAATTCTTTCTTCGTTTTCTGCAATTTTCTGCTCGTCATCTTTTACTACTATTTGATTATTTTCCCAATAAATTGACTGAATATTATTATCGTACTCTGGTATAGGATCTGATGTCGATGCTTGATGTTCCCCTTTTGGGTTATCACCATAACCAAGGATTGTATTGTTACTGTCTAATATTAAATATTTCATGTTACATTACCGAATAAATTGTTACGTCAACATCTGTAAAAAAGTTTCCCGCTGAACCCATATTTGAGGCAATACTTTGATGATTATAATATTGATGATGTAATTGCCCGTAATTA